CGCCGGGGGGGCGAGGCGGGTCAGGTCGGCAGGGGGTCGGCCAGGCGGAGGGGGGGCACCCCCGAGCGTACGGATCCGTTGCACCCACCCCCCCCATATACCCTCAAAAAATGCGCACACTATTTTCCCCTGGAGCGTACTACGCCGGAAAGATCCAGGCCCAGCAAGTGTGAGAAACTGTACGGCATTTGTACGGTTAAATCTGTTAGGGTTCTGTTGGTCCGGGTAGTTAATGGACCCGGTCCGGGTAGATTTATTTTTAAGGTACCCACTAAATCGCCCTTCTCGGTATAGCGAAGTGCGTTTTTTACGTTTAGGTCCGCTTAACCCAGTAAAAGTAGGGGGGGTATGTACACTGTCCCACAGTGACCTCAATCAGTGTGCATACATGTTCTGGGATTTTACTGGGCCAGTGGCCCTTTTGACCCCAAATCGTACCTCACGCATACAAGAACGCGGATTTGGTGGGTACATTAAGGTCCGGGGTGGGTCCATTAACTTTTCAAATCGGCCTTTACGATAGCAAGAAGGCCGGTAAATTAGAAATCTACCCGGCCCACCCGCATTTTTAGGCTGTAAATGGGGTTTCTAGGACTCCCCTTGATCCTTGGCCATGGACAGGAAATACCCATGCCTGGAGGCCACATCGGATATTTCATCCGGCTTGAGGGTGTAGACTCGTTTGCGTCCGTCCCCGTCTCTCGTTCGCCTGCTGCGGATGCCGAAGTTGGAGAGTGTCTTGCCAACGGTGGAGGAGATCCAGCGGTCGAAAAGGTTTGAGGGTCCATAGACCTTGAGGTGGTCAAGGATTTCGGCCCCAGAGGGCTTTCGGCCTTGTAGCCTCATGTCGTATAACACCTCCAAAACAGCCTTATGTGCAGGATTTTCCAGTCGCTCTTCTTCGATCGACTGGGATATCCCCGCAAACTTGGCTATCACATCCAGATAGTTGGGCGTGTACTCTGCCGCTAGGGCGAAGATGGGTTGCCACAGGTCGATCTGTCGTCCTGAGAACTCCAGACCTTTGGGCATGGGTGCCATGGAGAGTTGGTGCCACAGTGCGTGGTTCTCCAGTGCGGCTATGTGGAGTGCGTTTCTGATGGCCTCGAACGAGTCTGCCGAGGTATGTACCCGCCTCTTGATCTTGGGGGATGCGAAGGAGGCTCTGACCATGGGGATGATGATGGATCTGGACAGCAGGGCTGGCGGCAGCGTCTTGATGGCTGCGAATGCCTTGGGGCCAAAGATCCGGTAGTCCACCACGGAGAAGCCTCCTCTGGCCTTCTTCTCGCATCTACGGGCGATGGCGAACTTGGACTGGTGCCCTGCGTTGAGCATGGTCAGCAGTTCGACCCGATCCTTGTCGGCGACGGCTTCTGCCTCGTCATACAGGAGTGTGCCGCAGGTGGCGTTCATAGTCCTGAACATGGCTGGTTCGGACATGTTGGAGGCGATCACGGGAGAGAAGACCAGTTCTGACAGGCAGTCTAGGACTCGGCTCTTGCCACAGCCCCGTTCCCCGGTCAGGGAGACGTATGGGACGGCGTGCCAAGCGGTGAAGCAGTAGGACAGCATGCACCAGTATGCAAGGGTGATGATGGCCCCTTGGCGGTATTCATCCGGCAGGTCGATATAGTGCTCGAGCAGGTGAATCATGTCCTCGATCGTGGTGGGGATGTCGATCGGATCGTTCGAGTGGGACTCCCACGCCTTGGCATCTGAGAATGTCCACTGTCTGGACCCTTCTGCCTCGGCCATGGGGATCATGAGGTCAAGCGTCCCTTCGGACGTTTCGACCCGATCCACGTCTGGGTTGAGGATTTGCCTCTGCCCGTTGCCATGTTGGAGGCAGATCAGGGTCTCATCGACCAATCTTCCGCCTTCTCCCCGCCTTGTGACGCGAACTCCCAGTGCTCCGGCCTCTTCTTTCATGAACTGGCATGGATGTACTAGGTACTCCATGTCCACGATATCGCCCCCGGTGGGGGATACGTTGGTCACTGAGGGCGGTGTGGTGCCGTTCTTCTCCGAGAATCCAAGGCTCTTGAGGTCTCCAGAGCCCACATGTCCTTCCAGGGCTGACCAGCCTACGCAGGTCTTGCCGCTGCTACTTCTTTCGTATGAGGTGTTTACTGCTTTCCGCCGGTCTTCCATCTCGGTTGGGTCTGACTCGGCCACGGAGAAGACGGCGTGCAGGATTCTGAGTGCTCGTTCCTTGGGCACGCCTGACTTGGCCCACAGGCCCCCAGCAGCCAGCCAGAAGTCGTGTCTGGAGCCTTCTGCCGGATATCCCCTCAGTAGGACGGCTGCCCCGTGGATGTCTTGTACGAGGTCTGAGAGCCTCTGGTAGTCAATCTGCATTGGCTCTTGTTGTGACCACCAGACGATTGGTTGTCCGCTGGGGTGTATGGAGCCGGGCATTACGGTCTGGCACGCTTTCCCGCCTGGTTGCGAGCGTAGTTCTACCGTGACCTTTCCTTCTCCATCCTTGAGCCGCAGTCCTTCCCCCGCATCTTTGCACGAGTAGAGGTAGTGGCTTCTGGGCGACCCTTGCCGTCCGAATATGGCGGTGTCTTGTGGCAGGAGGTATCTGGCCACGGCTGCTGCTTCTGGACAATCCAGGTCGATATCTACGACGCCGTGTTCTTGTCCCAGCAGGATGCCGACATTGCCCTTGTCTCCAAAGGCTTCTTTGATCGTGGCTGCGTCTTCGTACCGAGTCTGGTGCCAGTTCTTGGCATCCGGCCCTTTCTTGCCCATGGGTATCATGACCGGGTTGGACCCGATCTCTTGAATCCACAGTGCTGTTTCGTATGGTCTGGGAGCCTTTTCGCTGCCTTGGCCAAGGATTGAATCAAGTTGCCACGAGGCACGAATAGTGGTATTGTCTGTCATAATCACCGAGTTCCTTCCATGGAATGAGAGCATGCCCCTGTCTTCAACCGGCGGGGGCGTGCTGTTTGGTGTGCGGTCATTGCATCTGGCAAGTTTACCCGAGTAGACTGTCCTTGCAACAGGGGTTGGAACAGGATATTCTCCGATCTGTCTTTCTTTCTCTCACGTTGGGAAGTCGAACCGCTTCCGGTGCTGGAACAAACAGAGTCGCTCCTGGCCAGCACCGGGGGCCTTCCCAGTCGGTATTTCTTCCTCTTCTAAGACGGCGGCGGTCTTTGTGCCGCCGTTGTCTTGTAGTATTCCCTCATGTGTTATTGGCTTATCGGGGCTTACGCCTTGTCCAACCTGTTCGTCCTGGTATTGATATGGCACATCTTGTTTTCAGATTCTCACAAGGGGGGTAATCAGGAATGAAGTTCATAGCCAATTCCGAGTCGGAACGCCGCGTGTTTGACGAGGCGGTTATCGGCTGGACGAGCATTAAGCCTGGCGGCAAGCGGTTAGCCGTTTATTCATACGATAAATGCGTATTTTCGTTGATGTCGGGCGAGGGCATGTCATACGAATCTGCCGTGGAGTGGGTGGAGTTCAACATTGTCCCCCACTGCGAGGGGGATGACGCCCCCTTGCTGGTTCGTTCTGCGACCAAGGCAGGGCTGGAGTATCTGGTTGACTCTGATGTTGTTCGATGATGTGACGGCTGATTTCTTGGCGTCTCTCCTCGACCGCCGCTCATTCGTCCTGAGGACTTGTGCCGAGCACAATTGTTCAAAGGGCGAGGCGGAGAGTTTGTACGAGACCTACCACAAGCCTGATTTCAGGGTCTACGAGAGTGAAGATTACCGTGTGATGCGGTATGGTTTACCCATGTACGGGATGATTCAGTTGACCATTCAGAACAGGGACAAGTCTGCCAGACACGACTGGCGGGACTTTCAGGAGATCAAAAACACGCTTATCGGCCCCGAGCACGAGGGTGCC